CCGTATGAAGTCTGTGCTGTTACTGTGCCAAATGCGTTTGTTTGTGTCCATGTAGAACCGTCTGAATAGTAAAAAAGATAAGTGTCTGTTGCGTAAAAAATAGTTCCTGCATCAACAGAGTTAGCGTTAGGGCGATTAGCAAGAAGTCCAGATAAGACTGCGTTGCCGGCTACTTCCCAACGCGTTCCGTTGTAAATGTAAAGTTGATTATCAGCAGTGTTGTAATAAACCTGACCAGCAAGCGGTGAAGAAGGAGCAGTGGCAAGGTTTTGGATAACCGCGTTCTGCAATTCATTCTTGTTGAGATCAATACTGACTAGAAATTTACGCGCCATTGTTTACTCCTTAAACCACATAGGCAACGCCGCTAAACGCCGCCGTAAATGTGATGATCATTTGATTGGTACTAGGATAACTGAAAGTGCCTTCACATTGCGTTCCTGCCGAGTCCAAGACCACCGCAGTAGGCTGACCGCCTAAGTTATGGTTAATAGTCCAGACTGCTGATGATTGTGCTTGTGTGTGTACATAGAAAATGTCTGATGGTGCAAATTGCCCCGGTGGTCCTTGTGGACCGGGTGCAGTAACACTGATTTGGGCTGTGCTTTCAACAATGGTTATGTTCTGAATAACCGGTTCAACAACAATTGTTTCTGCCATTAGCGTGTCACCTGTGGGTTCACTAACGCTTGACCTTGTACCAAGCGGGTCACAACACCTGCGGGTGATGTAATTTCAAGATCATAATAATAATCTCCTGCAATGATCGCACCTGTTTGTGCGGCTGTTGCGCGAACAGCAACCAATCCAGTTGCACCAGTGATAGTAATTCCGCTACCTGTTGCAAGAGAAAGAACCGCAGTTGTGCTTTCTGGCAGTGATCGCAATTGCAAAGCGGCTGTATAACTTGTTAAATTTACAGGCGTTCCAGCAGGGTTTTCATAAGTGACATTAAAAAACCAATCAGCACCCTGATCAATTTCAACAATGTATTGGACTGCCATTTATGCTCCCTCTGTAACTGGTGTAATCATAGCGGTTCCGCATTTAGAACAACTGCCAAATGATTTAGGCATAGGCAAACCACATGCAGGACACATGTTAGCAATTGCATTAAAGTAATTACTTACACTTGAAGTTCCTAGTAAATCAGAAAACGCTTGCACCATGGCATCAATACGGTCAGGGCTATCAGGGTCCATTGGAGTCCACACTGTCATCTGATCTTCTAACACCGCAAACTCTCCTACATGGTGAACTCTGCCTTGTTCATACATAGCCGCTACTGGTTCTGCGCGTAACTTCTTACCTATGTGCGCTCTGACTTCTTTGATCGGTAATGAATTACGCACTTGCTTTAGAACTGCGCTCACCATGTCACCACCTTGGTTTACTTCCACCAAAATGCTATCTGCCTTCCATTCATCAAACACTGCTACTGCTTTAGAAGCCCATTCAAGCGGGCTACCCTTAAATGAGTAATCACCAAGCACATAACCATTACCGCCAGTGTCACAACCAGCAACAATAATTCCTGTTTCATCACTATTTGATGTATTAGTTACGGCAGGGTCAATAGAAACTAAAATGCGTGACATTGCAGGGGCTTTAGTTACGCGGCTACGGTCAATTACGCCCTTAGTCCATAACGCACCATCAGTGTCATCAAGGATCTCACCATAAAGTTCTTGCCTACCTAATCTTGTACCGTTGTAACGCGCTTGTAGTTCCAGCAATGCAGATGGCGCAAGGTTCTTAGCGTTATCAAATGTGGATCCTCTAGTGATGGTTACAGAACCGTCTGTGCGCCCGGCTAACATGCGTATAAGCGGTGTTGGTCTTGGTGTGGTGGTAACAACAATGCGCGGCTTAGATCCAAGGCGCAAACCAAACTGTAATTGATCCCATGAGTCTGAATAACGGTATGCGGCTAACTCATCACACCATGCACCATGATGTTGTGGACCACGGAAACGGTCAGGTTGATCAGCAGAAAAGAGTTTAATCCGGGATCCATTGCGCAACAGGATCTCACCCATAGATCTGTTCCAACTTTCCAGCATGTGATAGCGCCTAAGAATACTAATTACGCCAGACTCACCTTCAGCGCATGTATCTCTAGCATCAGAAAATGTAGGGGCAACAATCGCCCATCTTGTATCCGGGTTTTCTATTGCCTCCCATGCAAGCCACTCTGCGGCTGTACGGGTCTTTCCAGCGCCTCTGCCTGCCATGTACAGCCAAATGTTCCAATCACCTTCAGGCGGTAGTTGTTCCTTCCGCGCTAGGTTCATCTTCCACAAATACCGTGATGCCTTGATCCTGTTGTTCAGTGAGGGTTGTGGTGTTGCGCTCTGATCGCTCGCGCTCTGCGAGTTCTGCGGCTTCAATAATTCTGGCGATCCGATCAACTTCTGCGTCAATGCTTCCAATTCCGTCATAGTTCACCACTTCCGCTTGTATCTTCTGTGGAGCATCAATACCTAAGATCCGCGCTCTACGGTCTATAACCCTAAGCACAAAGTCTGCCGCTCTCAAATTACCTTCTACTGCCGGTTCCCAATAGGTGCGCTGTAAAGCATCTAAGCGATCCAGTTCAATGCGCCTTGCTTCATCTGTTGGCTCTTGCAGGGTTCTTTGGCATGCGCGTTGGTAAGCCTTCCATGCGCCCATAGCCGTTGCGTAATTAACCACTTCAGCAATCTGTTGCCATGTCTTACCTTCACGGCGCAACTCAACAACCGCTAGTTCACGGTCTAACTGCTCTGGTTCAGGTGTCTTTATACCCATGTATCTACTGTAATGTGATAGAAAACTTTACGCAAAGTGAGATAAAAGAACATAACGGTTATTGCTGATCATCTTTAATTACGCTTCTTCTAGCATCTTCTACTTTTGCCAGTATTTCATCTAGTAGGTCCTCTATGGGATCTCTCTCACTCAATGAAGGCTCTGCCTGTGTTCATAAGGTTTATGCGGGCATCTAGTAATTCATCAATGCTCATTTGTAAATCTTCTTTTTTCTTCCAGTCCATGCGGTTGCCATAGGTATCAGTCTTTAGTAATTGATTGACATAGGCAATTGTTTCATCTATGTCAGCCAATGTGACTTCTTCTGTGATAACTACGGGCATGAGCAAATACTACGATTGCTTACGGCTCTTTGCTTTGATTTCCATTTCATGTAGATCAAACAAGTTTTCTATCTTTTCCGCTAAATCATCTTTGCCTTTAACGCGTAATTTATCTGCTATTGCGCCTAACGCATAAAGAACTTCAGGGTCTTGACTAATCACCACTCTAATCCAAACCAGAATGGTCCTAAGTCAATGCTTAGTGCGTAACGGTCAATGCTAAACCCTAGGGCAAAGCGCTTCCAGTTCATACCAACATGGATCCAATACTTTCCTGCGTGGATTTCCTTGTTCATGTTTAGCCTTTCTTAGTTGGTTGTTACGCGAGCATCACGCTTTGATTTGTAAGCCTCTACATCATCACGCTTGTAATAAACATTGCGCCCTGACTTCTCCACCCATGTAATTGTTTTACGGTGTTGGATCTGGCGTAAGTTATTCATGGTGATCCCAAGGATCTGTGCTGTTTCTGCCGCGCTAATCAATCCATCAGTTACCATGGAAATGCCCCCTCATTGTCTGTGCTTACTTTGTTACTTTTAACTAACCGTGGAAGTAAGCCGATTTGGTCAGCCACGATTTCAAGACTTGTTTTCTCTTTGCCTTCTTTGTCTGTGTATGTGCTTTGCTTTAGTTCACCTGTAACAATTACAGAGTCACCTTTTTTAATTGCATCAACGGTTGCTTCTGCCTTTGTTCCAAACTGCACTACACGGAACCACATAGTTTCTCCATCAACCCACTGATCACCTTGCTTTGTGCGTGGTGTGTAAGCAACAGAAAGAGTTACAAATGCTGTATTACTCTTTGAAAACTTTAGTTCCGGATCAGAACCTACATTGCCTTTGACTTGAATGTTCATTTAATCGCCTTCCATTAGTGTGCCAACTGTACCGTCATTGTGTAATAAAACAATTCTGCCGTCTGGTAGAACCATTGGGGTTTTGTCTGGTTCTTGCCATGAAGAAACCATGTAACCCTTATCAGTAGCCCAAGTTGGATTACCGTGAATACTGTTAGTGGCTAAATTATGGCAACTGTGATGCACCCGGATCAAATTAGAAGGCGTGTCTTTGCCGCCACGGGATTTAAGTTTGCGGTGGTGTAGCGCCATAGACTCCTGCGCTAAACCACCACACGCCTCACAATAATTGCCGGCTCTTGCCGTAACTATTTCAACTACTTTTTTATCAATACCAACCACCCCTTAGATCTGCACCGGCTTTGCGCTTCCAAAACTCCCAAGCGCCGCAAGGTGTGGAATAGCGTTTATAGATGTAACGCAATCCTGCCTTGATTTGAACCTGTGGATCTTTAGGGCGAACAGGATAACCATAATTTACCCAAGTTGAATTGAGAAATTGGGGAATTCCAAACGCCGTACTGTTTGGGTTAGCCGCATGAGAACGCCAACCGCTTTCTTTATGCCAGAGCATGTCCAGACATGCAAATTCACGCTTTGCGTTTACCCATTGTTCACTTACAAGGTGAAAAGCAAATTGTTTAGGAGGCATAGCCCGTAACACTTGTTCTTGTGTTTTTAGCGGGGCTTGTGCTTCTGCTCCCGGCAATACAACAAACCCAACCGCAATAACGGCTACTAGAAGGATCTGTTGAATACGCTTCAGGCTTTAGCCTTTGGCTCCTTTGCCACAACAGCCGCAATCATTTGTACCGTAAATCCAATCACCGCAATTTTTACAACGGTTTACATTCTGGTCCATGATTTACCCCTTTCAGGTTATTTTGAGGACTGTATTATTTTATCTGTAATTTATCCGCTAATGGGTGATTAAAGGTTTTTGAATGGGCTGTGCCGTTTGGCTCTACAAGCACAATTTCACGCCACATACGGCACATGCCATGATCTACAAACCGATTGTAGGAACTAACAGCATCTACCGCGTTATTAAACTTGCGTGAATAAGTTACGGCTCCATCTTCTACAACTTGTAACATAAATTCATAATCTTTTGTTGCACACATTTTGCTACCTTTCCTCTGCATAATTAAATGAATGATTACATTTCTTGCACTGTACTGACTGATCTACATTGCCTCTATCGTCAGTTTCAAAATCTTCTTTCCATACAGCGTCACACTTCTTGCCTTCTTGCTCGCAATCTTCACAACGCTCATTGCAGACTATTTCCCGCGTAATGGTTTCTGAATAAATCCCTGAACCCATCATGGAAGTCATGGTGTTATTACCAAATCAATCATCTTTGAACATGATCCATAGCCAAATGTGTTGCCGGGCATGTTGCCTACATAGCAAACATCTCTGGTTGCGTAAGTAAACATGCTCACAACCATAATTACGGTGATCCATAAAACCGTGTAACCGCGTCTGGTCAGTTTCATACGCATGTTCTTTCTTCTTGAACTTTGCGTACGGCTAACACCATAGCGCCCGGAATAGATGCTTCTACCAATTGAAGGATCTGTTCACGCTGTAATGCGTTGATCATTGACTTGCTTTTATTGTCAGGGATCGCAAAATCCTCTTTGTCAATAAACATTTCTATTTTGAACTTCATTTGTTTGCCTCCATTAGATTACTAGGGAAAAATTAAAAGTTATTTCAATGTCTTGATTTTGCAACAGGCGTATAACTTCATCTTCTACATCACTTGTTGCCGCAAATTTGCCTGCTTCTCTATTGAAATAGATGTTGGCTTCTAAACCGTCACCTGTTATTGAAACATCAGTATCTTCTAATGAGAGTTCTGTGTTGCCATCTTCTCCCATGTTTGATAGTTCTGAACATTCCGCTTCAATAAGTTCTTGGATCTTCTCAACAACTTTTTCTTCTATTAAACCCGCAAGGTCAGAAACACTGTACCCATCAAGTTCAATTTGTAATTTCTTAACTACATTGCTTGCCATAATTACGCCTCCTTCTTCATCTTGAATAGTAGGTTTGGTGCAAATGATTTTGCACATTCATTGCCAACTGCCCAACAACCCATGTAACCATCATCATTAGCAACATCATGTTCTGTGCCATCTTGTAGGCGAATGTCACCACCATTGATAACTTCTACATACCAAGCATCTGCGCCAACTTTGCGCCCACACTGAACACAAAATGGATCATTCCAAGAAACATTTGCTTTTGGTTCTGCAAAATTAACAAAACCGCCTGCTTGGATCTTTTCTGTTTTTACTGACATTTGTTGCCTCCATGTTTGGGGGGCTTCTGCCCCTTTGTTGTGATAAGTATTACGGATTTTTGCAAGAATTACAAGCACCTTTTCTAACTATTTTTTGCCCAAGCACCGGCGGCAAAGCATTGGGTGGATCTTGTCCTGAAATGGACTGACATGAATTGGAGCAGCGTTTGTGTCCATGATCGCGTTGTGACAAGAAGCAACACCCGTGATCTTGTCCACGGTATGCCACTTGCCACCAGCAGGGGCAGGGTAAAAAATGTATGTGCGGTTGCGCATTAGATTGCCTTCTTTGCTACGCGTACCTGTGAAAACTTGATGCCTTTTTCTTCTGCGTATGCGCGCTTTGCGTTGTTGATTGCTTTGCGTTGAATTTTTGCTTCACCTGTTAATTGTAAGAAAGCAACAACATTTGCAAATGATTGTGCAATTTCTAAATCATCAGCAGATGCGTAAAGTGCTAACCATTCTGCGGCTCTGTAAAGATCACTCACTGATGGTGCTACTGGTGTTACATCACCATTAACAATTGCTGTTTCAACTGTATCTGTATCAGAAGATACTAATTCTGTTCCGTAGTTGTAGTTCTTGTAGTTCATTGCCTTGCCTCCATGTCTTTGCCCCTTTGGGCTATGGCATAAGTATAGGCATAGTTACGGGTTTATCTCAACATTTAGGCAAGGTTTTTTGGAAGTTTTGCACCGACTTTTACGCTCACGCCGGGGGTTCCGTACTCCTTAGTAGCCGTGATCCGTGTCACTTGCCCATCATCACGGTAGGCAACGGCTGTGAGAGCGTCTAAGACCGCTCTAATTAGTTTATCTAGGTCAGGAGCCACTGAAGGCTCTGAACGGGTCACTGTGCGGGGCTTAGCCATTCTAAATACCAGTTCTATTTCCACTGGTTCAATGTGTGGTTTTGCTCCCGCCGATTTTGCAGACAAAGCAATTGCTGAACGCCACGCCGCGAGCGCTGACCCTTGTGAATGGATCACATGCCCGTTGATGACTTTCATTGATCCTTGTGGGATCGGTTGCCCATCTACATTAAAAATAATCACATAATGATTGTAACTAAATCTGTCACAAGTTCAATGTGAGAATTTCCATTTACATCAATCACATTTACATCATAAGTACCAATACGATCTGGTCCATCAATGTACTTAACTGTGTGAACATTATTGTGTAAAACAATTTGATCACCACAATTTAAGTTTTGTGGTTGCACCTTTACTAATGTAGCCATTTTCAACTCCTTACAGTTGTAATGATTACAAAAAGTGTAACAGTTATCCGTAACAGATGCCAAAATTACTTTCTTATCAATGCCCGTAATGTTTCTGGCATAGGAACGGCGCGAGCGCGAGCGGCTTCCATTTCTTCCGCATAGCGCCGGCTTTCTTCTTGTGCGCGTAATTCTTTTTCTTTAGAAATCCGTAATTCATCAGCCTTCTTTTCTTCTGCTGTTTTCTCTCGCACTGGCAAAGGATCATCTAACCAACGGTGCGCGTTAAGCCATGTAGCAGGGTGGGCTGTGTAAGCCTCAACGCGGTTAGGATCTTTAGCGTATCTGCCTGCACCAGAAAGAATTAACGCAAACGGTGTGTGCTTAATTGCTTTAGCAAACGCTACTTCTGCCGCTTTTTTTGCAACCTTTCTTGGATAAACATTCCAAAAAATTTCAAACTCATTGTATGTATGTAAGTTCTTCTTAGATAGTTCTTCTAAAGAACCCTGATTATCCAACCCCGGTTTATCAGGTTCCGGTTTACTAGGGTCTGGTTGCACCGCAGTTGGGATTTCAGGGCTTGGTAGGACACTTACAGACACATCTTGGGGCGTGTCATAAACATAATTATTGGTTTCAAATCTGCCGTTGGGAAGGCGCTTGGTTTCTGTTCTGATGTAGCCACAATCCCGCAGTTCTTTCAGCGCTGTGAGGATTGCATCTCTGCCTTCTTTGCCTGATCGCGCTAATGAGTCACCAGATACACGCCAGTTATCCGGGCGGGAAAGGATCTCTAAAAGAACGCCACGCGCTCTGTAACTAAGGCGGCTATCACGGATCACTGCGTTAGACATAATAGAAAAATTACTTTCTAACCGTGGTGATCTAATGATGCTCACATACACTCCTTTATCTGTGCCAAATTTATACCCAATTGGTTCATGTTAAAAATTGCGCGGCTTCTTTGATTAGGGTATTTGCCATCATCTTTTAGCGCAACTCTTTCAACAGAAGTTAAACCACCCCACACACCGTAATCTTCATTCTCAAATGCGTATGTCAAACATGCCTTCCATAATGGACAAGCCGCACAAATAGTGCGTAATGAATTTATGTATTCATACTGCATTATTGATCTTTCTTCTTCTACTGAATAAAAAAGATCCGTATAAATTCCTGCTTCACGGCAAGCGGCTTGGTCCCAATCTATTTCTGAATACTTGGGCAACCCACTACCCCCGTCTGGTCAAAGTACGGGCAATAGTCTGCACAAAACTTTACAGTTTTTTCTGGTGCGGGAATTTCCAGATCATTTGCAACTATTTGTTTGACATCTTCAAGCCATGCAATGCCTTCCAAAGCAAGGCTTTCATCATAAGGCTCACGCAAAACCACAATGTCTTTCATCTTGCCATCACGGGGAATTCCAACAATGGCAACTTCTTTTACATCATAACCATTTTTAGATAGCAAATAACCGTACACATGGATCTGGTAACGCTTCTGCTTATCGTTTAAGTATCTAATCCCTGACTTTGTAATTGTTTTCCAATCAACTACTAGCCCAATGTCTTTGATGAACAAATCACAATGACCCTTCAAGCCTTCATGTTCTGCCTCAATTTCAATAAGAAAATTCTCACCAAATGGATCATTGCGGGTAATCGCTTTTTCCATTCCGGCGTGAATGAATGTTCCAAGAATTGCGGCAAGTTTTTCTGTTTCATTAGTCTTTGGAACCTGCTTCAAATCGTAATAAGTACGGCGGCGGCAACCACCAATACTGCTTGGTCCAATTTCTACCTGCTGTGATCTATCGCGTTGGCTGTCATACGCCCCAAGCGATTTAACAACCATGTCCTGTAAATCAATCATCTGCGCGCCTCCATTATGCGTTTAATTGCTAACTCTTGCAGTTTTACATGCCTATCTAAATTAGTCATGGCTTCTTCCGCTATTGCCCCGGCTTCCCTGCGCCCGTATCCAAATCTATTTACAAGCGTTTCTTTTAGGGTTGCCACGCGTTCATCAAAGGTCATCTTCAGTCCATTGCTTTTGAAATTGCTCAATGTCTTGAACTACATCTTGCATCTGCACAATCACTGCGTTCATGCGAGCCATTGCCGCAAGTACGCCCATCTTAAATCCAACGCGGTAGCCAAAATAACCAGCCGCAACTCCACCTACAAATGTAGCAATTGCTGTAATCATGCTAAATCCAAACTGGTACGCACTGATGTACCGATAGAACGGGCTATTTCCACTTGTGTCTTTATACGGTTTGCATTTGCGCGGGCGGCTTTTACAGCCGCTTCAGCAAACCCAATCTGCATGTGTAATTTTTCATTGTCCAACAATGCAAGATCATCACGCTCTTGAACTGTGTAGTTCTTTCCGGTGGGTGATGACTTAGTTGCGTAGGTCATTCTGCTCCTAGCCATAGCAATTTCATACTCACTTTTGATCCGGTTGTAAGAGGCTTCTGCCTCTACAAGTTCCGTATGACATTCATCAATGTCTTTTGAAAGAGCGTATAAACGCGCCTCAATCTGTGCTGGTGTCACTACCTGCGTCATCATTGTCAGGCTCCTTTACTACTCTTAATCCTTCTGTTTCATGTTTGGCTTGTAATTTAATTAACCCTGTTGCATCTGCTGTCAGATTAAACGGATCTGCAATTAGTTGGAACCCTGCGCGATCCATAGCCTCACCAAGATCCTCTGCAAACACATCTAATTCTTTGGCAACTGCTCTAATGCCCAAAGAGTTCATGTGAACTGCAACCACAAATCCTGCTGATGGCTTGAACTTATTTTCTTTCTTGCTCATAACTCTCCCCCACAATGTTTACATGTATTTGTTTTTCTTTCAGATGTTTCTCTACCGTTTACAAACGCCGGCAGAACATAGATGGAACAACGGTTACGGCGCTCTTTCAACCGCGCAACCATACCTTCCAAATGCAATACAGATAAACAGCCTGATGACTGCCCTGCATGCCAACCGTAGATTTCACCCAACTCTTTCCAAGTCAGTCCACGGATACCCGCCGCACCAAGAGAAACCAAAGTTTCTTTCTGGCGCTTGCTTGTTGTGCCATCTGCATCATCTTCTCTAACACGGTCATGGCTTGCCTCTGATCCTTTCCAACCAGAAGTTCCTGCGTATGGTGTTACAGGTAATGAAAAATCTAATTCTTCATTCATTTGTACTTTTTCGCTTCCTGATTGATTACATCAAGAAGTGTTACACCGTTAATTTTAACTTCAAGCAGATCAGTATTTGTGTTGTAAACCGTAACTAAATCGCTTTTAGTAACTGCGGCTTTTGCTTGTGCAATCGCGGCTGTTGCCAAACCAATTTCTGTTTCGGTAAACACGCGTGACTTTGGTGTTGTTTTTTCTACTGTTTCAACGCGTGACGCTTTTTCCATGTCTTGACGGGTTGGGCGTGATGGCTTCTTAGTATTTGGATCAACACCAAGATAACCAGCAAGACTTAGTGCGCGCCCACTTGCAGAAGTAGATGCGTTTTCTAAGGCAGAAGTTTTGTTGATGTGTGAACTGCCAACCATTTCTTCCGCAAAATCAACTGCCTTTAGTACATCACCGTAGAACACTGATGCTTCAACAATGTATTGAAGCGGGCGTAATGTTTGCGGATCACGGATAATGTCAATGATCCTTGTAATTATTCTTAGATCATTATGGTCTGCGTGTGCGCGTTGTAATCTTTCTGCAACTGTTTCATAAGCATTTAGATCAAATGCCATAATTTATGCCTTCTTTCTTTTATGAGCCTGCGGCTCTGGTCATGGACAAAGTTACAGATTGCCACCGACAAACACAAGCACCCAAGCATTACGCCGCGCCGTGAGAAGATTAGAGTCTAGGAGGCTCCATGACCACAATAATTGGAATAGAGAACACTGAAGGCTGTTCACTTGTGGCTGATAGCCGGGTGACTGATCCTGCGGGCAGGGTCTTTTCTCATGCCGCCGTTACCAAGATCAATAAGCGCGGTGCATTTCTTGTAGCCGGCGCAGGGGAAGTTGTGCCTTGCGACATTGCGCAACACATTTGGACACCACCGCTACTTACAGAAAAAGATAGAAAAGATGTTTACCATTTTATGATTGCAAAAGTTATGCCTTCTTTGCGTAAATGTTTAACAGAAAATGGTTACTCATTTGATGAAACGGGAGATAACAGGTTTCATTTCTTGCTTGCAGTCAATGGAGAACTTTTTGACATAGATCAAGATTTGGCTGTAAGCAAAAATGATGATGGTATTTATGCCGTTGGCTCTGGTGCTGATTTTGCTATTGGCGCTTTGCATGCAGGAGCAACACCTATGCAAGCCATGGAGATAGCGGCAAAAGTATCTGCTTACACCGCCCCGCCATTTATTGAGCGATCACAAAAGCGTAATTAGTTTTTAACTAAACACACTCCAAGTATGTGCATTTCTTTTATTTGTTTAGCCGCATCTTTTTTAGTTGCCGCATCTTCAACAACGGGATCATCAAACCATCTAGGAACCCAACTGCCTTGAAAATTATGGCAGTCAGATTTCTCATAACAATCCCAACCCATGTCATGTTTGAAATAAATTACTTCACAACATTTAGCCATAATTACGCACCATAGTTTCTTGTGTAGTTGTGTTCCATAATTTTGTGTAATTCAACTTCTTCTGAAACACAACGCTTAATTGCTCCACCAGTTGTTGTTTTCCAACCGCATGAACATTCTGCGTCATAACCCCATGTGCCGCGCATTGATGCGTTGTAACGGATCTTTTCTTCACCAGCATAAACAAACCACTTGATTGTTACTTTTGTATCTGTTGCTACTAACTTCATTTCACTGCCTCCATAGTTTCCCGCCCCTTTGGGCTATGGGAAAAGTGTAACATGTATTTGGCAGGTTTTGTGCAACCTTTTATGGCAAGTTTCTAGTCCAGCCAAACCTTATAGGCGGCTGTGACCCGCCCCTTTACGGGATCTATGAAGTGCAGGCGTTGGCTAGGGGTGGCACTAGCCGCCAGCATGACCCCCGCATAGCGGTTATCTGACTCTGTGGACCCTGTTTGGTACACCGACCCCTGCCCGTTCGCCATAGCCCACTCTGCGTGGGTGTGGTAATGCCCTATGTACACATCACGGAAGTCCCAAGGGTAGGAACCGGATCGCCATTTATTTGCGTGTTGGACAATCGCGCCGGGGGAGGCAAAGCCGTTGCGCCCAACTTCATCACCGTGAATGAGCAGAGCCTTGTAGTTGCCAATCTCAATCCGTTGAATGTCCTCCGGGCAGTCCTGCCATGTCAGGCGCTTTTCCCCGGATAGTAATTGTTTAGCCAACTCATAACACATGCGATCAAAGTTATCTGACCGTGGCACATTGTCGCGCTTTGATCCTATGCGCCCATGGTTTCCCCATTCAGGGACCACCGTAACTTTTTCATAATTGGCGAGCGCATAACGCACCACATCTACACAAAGCCGGGACACATTTACATACTGTTCAAAAAGGGTGCTATCAATTTCAAATGCTTGTGATGGAAAGTTAAACAATCCTTCAACCATGTCACCACCAAAAGCAATTGTTACTTCTTTTACCGGGTGATCTGCGCGTTGGATCTCTGTAATGCGTACAGCCTTTTCTGCAAATTCTAAAACGCGTTTGCGCATAATCTCACTGTTGTAAGTAACTGTGCGCTTTGCTCCTTGCCAATCTGTCATGTGCCATAGGGCTACTTCTGATTTACCTTTGCGCTTATCTACCTTTACTTCTGGCACTGGTGCAAC